CCAACCAGACTTGCACCGTTGTTGTTGGGGCAATCTGAATATCGAATTGTGGAGAAAGTCATTTCAGATGGAGTCAACCGAATTCAAAACGAAATCTCAGGAACTGATATTACCGACAGACTCAGGACAATGGGCATTAACAGCCAGGTTGCAGAAAGCCTTGCAGAACTGGAAAGTGCCAGCAGCTCAGGACATTCCGAGTTGGGCCGAGTCGAACAGGAAGCTAACGCATGAATCCGCAGCAGAGGCTGGCTATTACTCACTAACCCGAACGCCTTACCTGCGCGAACCTTTGCGAGCCTTTGATGACGGCACAAATACCGTTGTCTTGATGTTTGCCTCGCAGACCGGAAAGACTGAGGCTTGCTTGTCTTTGTTGGGCTACCATGTTGCCTCAGACCCATGCCCAATATTGCTACTCTTACCAAATATCGAATTTGCCAAGCAGTTTGCAAAGGACCGATTGCAACCGTTGTTTGCCAATGCGGATTGTTTTGAAGGAATCATTGAAGACCCAAAGCGAGGCGACAAGCAGAACACCTTGCTGCACCGCAGTTTTGTGGGCGGAAGGCTCACGCTTGCACCAGCCACAACCGCGACCTCTCTAGCTTCCAAGGCCATTCGTCTTTTAGTTGCTGATGAGATTGACCGTTTTGAGCATTCGGCAGGAATCGAAGGCGACCCAGTAGACTTGGCGATTCAAAGAACCGTCACCTTTGCCCATTCTCGCAGAATTCTTCTGACCAGTACGCCAACCTTGAAAGGCGTAAGCCGCATTGAAAAGGCTTTTGACGATTCGCGCCAATCCTTCTTTTTTGTGCCGTGTCCACATTGCCAGCAATTTCAGCGGTTGGTTTGGTCAAACGTCCGCTGGCAACACAACGAACCAGAAACCGCTCACTACGAATGCCAGCATTGCCAAAAGTCTTGGACAGAAGGCGAGCGATTAGCCAGTTTACAGTCAGGCGAATGGCGCGAGAAGTACCCACACCGCAAGACCAAAGGCTATCACTTATCCGGCTTGTACTCGCCTTGGGTCAGTCTGGTTGATGCGGTGACGCGATTTCTGGAAGTCAAGAGTGACCCAGAGCGGTTGAAGGTTTGGACGAATGTTTATTTAGCTGAAACATGGGAAGACCAAGGCGAAACCATAGACGAGCATGGTTTGTACAACAGGCGAGAAGTCTTCAAAGCACCAGCGCCAGCAGAAGTCTTGGTGATTACGGCAGGCATTGACGTTCAAGATGACCGATTAGAAGTTACCTTTTTGGGGACAGGCAAGGACAACGAAGGATTCATTCTCGACCATCAGATTCTGCATTCAGATCCGGCAGCGCCACAAACTTGGATTCAACTCGACAAACTTCTCAGAGAACGCTGGCGTTGTGCGGATGGTCATGAACTGCCAGTGCAGGCGGCTTGTATAGATTCAGGCGGACACTTTACGCAAGCAGTTTATGAGTTTGTGAGAAGTCGAACCGCTTCGAGGATTTACGCAATCAAAGGTGTAGGTGGCGAAGGAAAGCCACCAATCGGCAGACCGTCAAGAAACAACTCTGGCAGAATCAAATTGTTTCCGGTTGGTGTGGATACCATCAAGCAAGCGATTTTCGGCAGACTTCGCATAGCCAGCGGACCAGAAGCACTGAGATTTCCAAAACACTTGGATGAAGAATACTTTGCTCAATTAACCGCTGAGAAAATTGTTACCAAGTACCACAAAGGCTTTCCTCGCAGAGAGTGGATAAAAATCAGACCACGCAATGAAGCCTTGGACTGTTTAGTTTATAGTTTAGCAGCACTGAGCTCGCTAAACATTCGGGATTGGAAAAGACTGCAAAGAACTGCTAAAGTGGTTGAAACTGTTGAAGAAAGCGTTGCTCAACCTGAACCTCAACCACAACGAAGAACTTTGAAACCGAATCGAAGACCTAATAATTGGATTCAAAGGTTTTAAAATGCGACACCGAAGAAACCGATATTTGACACCAAAACAATTGGCGGATGAGCTTGACGTTACCGAGCGCACCGCAGTTCGCTTCTGCAATAGCGGATTAGTTCCAGCCTTTAAGGTTGGCGGACGCTGGCGCATTGAATCAAACACTTCCTACCTCGACCAGTTCGCAAGGCTTCAGTAGCCATTCGGACAAATCGGAAAATTCAGACAGTTCAGACCACAGAGTTGACAAAGTGCGCTAACAATAGCGCATGGCAACCAATTCTTTTGACCGCGCAAACTACCCCACAACTGAACCTGACCGTCTTGTAGCTGGTGAACGTTGGCTTTGGCGACGAGACGATTTAGCGGTTGATTATCCGCCAGATTCGTACTCGCTCACCTATTACGGACGTTCTCACGGTTCTTCGTCTGCTGAAATCGCAATCACTGCAACAGAAGCAGATTCCAAGTATTTCATCGAAGTCTCTTCCAGCACAACCGCAAGCTATCCAACCGGACATATACACTGGCAAGCTTGGATAACTCGAACCAGTGACTCAGAAAAAATCAAAGTTGGCGAAGGCCAGTGGTACGTCTTAACAGACACGGACGTAGCGCATGACCCAAGAACTCACGCTGAAATCATGCTCGAAAAAATCCAAAGTCTTTTGGAAGGACGAGCAGACAATGACGTTGAAGAGTATTCGATTGGCAACCGCTCACTGACCAAGCTGTCAATTACAGACCTCATGAAGTGGCGCGATTACTACAAGAGCGAAGTCATCAAGGAACGCCAGCAAGCTCGCGTTAGAAGTGGAAAGAGGCCAGCCAACATGGTGAAGGTTGAGTTCAGGAGGGCCGGATGATAGCCGAAGCGATGTGGTGGCTTACCGATAGAGTACACCGAGCAGCACCAGAGAATCCAAGCCCAAAGCAGAATAAGCGTCGATACGATGGCGCGGCTGGTTCAAGGTTCTTGGCGGATTTTGTTGGTTCAACGACCAGCTCAGACGCAGAACTTCAGTATTCGCTTAGACGTCTACGAGACAGAGCCAGAGAACTTTGCCGGAATGATGACTACGCAAGGCGCTACCTGCAACTGATGTCAAGCAATGTAGTTGGCGAACACGGCTTCCAACTTCAATCTCGCGCCAGAAACTTAAATGAGCCGAATGTTGGACAGTTAGATGCTGCTGGCAATGAAATCATTGAACGAGCCTTTCGACGTTGGGGCAAATCTTGTTCCGCCAATCAGCGTCAATCTTGGCTAGACATTCAGCGATTGGTCATTCAGGGACTTTGTCGAGATGGCGAAATTCTGATTCGTTTTGTTCGTGGCAAACGTTGGCGTGACGGACTCGCACTTCAGGTGCTAGAGCCGGATTATTTGGATGAAGAATATTTTACCACAGAGCCAAGAGGCCGCAGAGTGGTGATGGGCGTGGAACTCGACGAGTTCGACGCACCGCAAGCCTACTACTTAAAATTAGGTCAAGGCCATCCGTTCGACACCTTTGGACAACGAAGAAGCGACAAAAGGACAAGAGTTCCGGCTGAAGACATCCTGCACATTTACCTGCCAGACCGAGCGCAACAAACCAGAGGTGTCACTTGGTTTGCGTCAGCCATGTCTCGAATGCGAATCCTTTCAGGTTATGAAGAAGCAGAACTGATTGCAGCAAGAACCAGTGCCGCAAAAATGGGCTTTTTGGTCAGCGCAGACGGTGAAGGCTTCATTGGTGACGAATCAGCAGACGGCAATCAAATCATGTCTGGCGAGCCTGGAAGTATTCAGCAATTGCCAGCCGGAATGCAGTTTCAAGAATGGAATCCTAGCCATCCAACCAGTGCTTACGCTGAATTCCACAAAGGCATTTTGCGAGGCATTGCCAGTGGACTTGGCATTTCTTACACCAGCCTGAGTAACAACCTCGAAGGAGTCAGCTACAGCAGCATAAGACAAGGTGCACTCGAAGAACGCGATTTATACCGTCAACTGCAAAGCTTCCTCATTCAGCACTTGTGCGAACCTGTCGCGCAAGAGTGGCTGAAAATGTCGATGACTTCCGGCTCAATCCCCATTCCGATTACCAGATACGATAAGTTTTCAAACACCTTGGAATTCCGAGGCAGAGGTTTCAGTTGGGTAGACCCAGCAAAAGAGATTCGGGCCGAAGTTGAAGCAGTTAGAAATGGATTCAAGTCACTCAATGACGTTGCGCGACAATATGGGCGTGACGTTGAGGAAGTGTTCCAGCAAATGCAAAACGACAAGGCAATGGCGGAACGCTACGGAATCAGCCTAGCCTTTGAGCCGCTTGGCTCGCCTCATGGCCCAATTGAGCCAGAAGTCGAATAGTGGCAGAAAATCACAAGCCTACCGAGGGCATGATTTCCGAGGCAAAGCTTGGCCTAGAGTGGCGAAGAGAATTTGGACGAGGTGGAACCAGTGTCGGAATCGCCAGAGCAAGAGACATCAGCAACGGCAAGAGTCTGCCACTGGCAACCGTGAAGCGGATGAAATCCTTTTTTGCTCGCCATGAAGTAGACAAACAAGCCGAAGGATTTCGACCAGGAGAAAAAGGTTATCCATCAAACGGCAGAATCGCACACGCTCTTTGGGGCGGAGACGCTGGCAAAAGCTGGAGTGAAAAAATCGTTAAGCAAAGCGAGAGAGACATGGATTTAACAAGCATGACTGAAAGACACGTTATCGACGTTGAGGAAACGCAAGACGAGTACATTGTGGCGTTTGCCAAAGCGGAACAAGTCGCAGAAGAGCCGGAAGAAAGACAAGTTGAACAAGTCGAAACAAGAGACTTGCCAGTTCAAACTCAGTACCGAATCGGTTCAGTTCGGATGATGGATGACGAGTCAGACCGTCGCGTAATGATGAGCATTTCCTCAACGAATCCGGTTGAAAGAGAATTTGGGTACGAAGTGCTGGAACACAATGCCGGAAGCGTAGACATGGAATTCATGTCCAGCGGCAAAGCACCACTGCTTTTAGATCATGACGCCAGACAACAGATTGGAGTTGTTGAAAGAGCTTACGTCGATAAAGACAAACTCAGAGCGCAAGTGAGATTCAGCAAGTCCGCACTAGCCGAAGAAGTTTACCGTGACGTAGTTGACGGCATTCGAGGCAACGTTTCGATTGGCTACCAGATTCAAGGCATGACGAAAGAAGAAAACAATTACAAAGATAAACCACTTTATCGAGTGAGTTCCTTTAAGCCATTGGAGGTTTCAATGGTTTCCATTCCTGCCGATTCCACTGTAGGAGTTGGCAGAAGCTATCAGCCGGAAATTTCCGGTAATGAATCAACTGCAATTCAGGAGAATAAAATGGAAGAGCAGGTTCAAAAGCCGGAAGTTCAGATTCGGCAGGAAGACCAATTGAAGGAATACCGCAACCAAGCTTCTCAGATTTTGGAACTTGGCAAGCGACATGACGAATATGATTTAGCTTTCAGAGCATTGCAGGAAGAAAAGTCACTGGCTGAATTCCAAGCCATGCTGCTTGAGAAGAAGACCAGCCAACCAATCAGCTTCTCTGTTGACGCCTCACCAAAGGAGAAGCGCAACTATAGCTTAGTGCGAGCCATTCGAGCGGCTGACCAGAAGGATTGGAGTAAAGCCGGATTTGAACTCGAAGTTTCTAAAGAACTGGCAAAGAAGCAATCTCGACAACCAAAAGGCTTCTTTGTTCCTGACTTTGGTTGGGCAACGAGAACGGTTAGCACAGCAACAGGCGCAACCTTTGGTGCAGGAGCCAATATTGTCCCAGAAGACTACCGAGGTGATCGCTTCATTGACGCTTTGATTTCAACCAGCATTCTTGGACAAGTAGGCGCAACGGTTCTGAATGGTCTGCAAGGAAATGTTGCGATTCCCAAAATCAGCACCAGCACCGCAGCGGCATTTATTGCGGAAGGCGGAAGCGTTGGAAACAGTGAGCCAGACTTCGCTCAAGTGACGATGACACCAAAGCTTTTGGCAAACAAGGTGAGCGTAACACGCGAGTTGATGATTCAGTCTGACCCATCTGTTGAGCAGCTCATCAGAAATAATATGGTGAGAATCTTCGCAGCCAAAATCGACAATGTGGCGATCAAAGGCGGAGGTTCAAACGAGCCAACCGGAATCCTTGGGACTTCTGGAATTGGTGACGTTGAATCCGGTGGAACGAGCGGCAACGCAAACTTAAGCTATGGAAACGTAGTCGATATTATGACGGAAGTTTCACAGGACAACGCCTTATTGGGCAACCTGCGATGGGTAACTCATCCAGCGGTTGTGGGCAAGCTGATGCAGACCTTGGTTGCCGCTTCCACAGACAGCCGCATGATTATGCCGTCACCAGATAGCATGATGGGCTACCCAGTGGTTCAGACCACTCAAGCACCAAGTTCTTCGCCTTATTCGCTGATTTTTGGAAACTTCGCTGACCTTTATGTCGGCTTCTTCAGCGCCTTGGACGTTCTGGTTGATCCGTATGGCAGCGCAGGAACAGCAACGACCAATCTCTATTTCTACCAAGATATGGATATTGCGGTTGCTCATGCTGAAAGCTTCGCGGCAGCGCAGGACGTCACTGTTGCGTAAGTGTTCCAATTAGACGAGCTACAAGGTTGGGGTGCTGCTCGACCTTGTATCTTACTTTGTGGCGGACCTTCTGCGCCTTCCGATTTGGCGCAAGCCAAGGCGCAGTTAGGTTCAAAAGACTACGATTTAGCCGGAGTTAATAATCACGGTTTGCTTTTCTTGGGGGAACTCGCTTGGTGTTACGCTCATGACGTCCGAATGGTTCAACACCTTAAAGAGTACGATACGCCAGCGATTGTTCATCATGACCCAAAGAACCTAAGAGACAAAGATATTCACGGTGGCATTGTCCCATTTATACGCTTGTCAGGACCAGAAGCACTTTGGACAGCAGATTATTTGGGCTACTCAGAAATTCATATTTGCGGTGTTGATTTCTACACTGGACCGCGCAGATACTGGCATCAGTGGGACTTAGACAAAAAACCAACAAGAGTTCAGGAAGATCAGCAAGGTAAATGGATCGAAGCACGGGACCAGTTGCAAAATCCTGGGCGAATCGTGACATACAACGAACGACTTCAGAGAATATTTCAATGAAGATTCAGATTATTCGAGGGACCGTGGCAAACGGTGGACCTGTTCGGGTTGGACAAGTGATTAGCGTTGACCCAACTGAAGCAAATCAACTGGTTTCTATGGGCAAAGCGGTTCACTACGAAAACAGAGCCAAAGGACTAGATCAATCAGAGGCTCCACCTGTGACAACTCGAACGACTAAAACCGCACGCAAGCCTAAGAAATGAGTGTTGAAACCGCAGCGGACAGAAGCGCATTGCTAAACGACTACGGAACGACTGTGACGAAGGCGGACACTTCAACCTTCACTGGCATTTTTGACAACGACTTTCTTGCAGTGGATTTGGACGAAAGCGAAGTGGAAAGCACAGAACCAACCTTGCTGGCAAGAACTGCTGACGTTAGCGGCTTGGCTCATGGCGATTCGCTAACGATTAGTTCAACGAGCTACACGGTTCGAGGGATTCAGCCCGATGGGACAGGCATGACTCAGATTATGTTGGGTGTGTAATGGCGCACAAACGAGCGCAAATCAAAGCAAGAATCCAAACGGTTCTGACAGGACTAGCGACAACAGGAAGCAATGTCTTTCTCTCAAGAACTTATCCAATCGCAACTAGTGATTTGCCTGGGCTACTGATTTACGCAAATTCTGAAAGCATTCAACGACTAGAGATTGGCATTCAGAACAGGCAACAACGAACACTTGATTTGTCTATTGAAGCCATTGCCAAAGGCAGCACCGCAGAAAGCACACTGGACCAAGTGACCGTTGAAGTCGAGGAAGCAATGGCGAACGACCAGACACTCAATGGGCTGGCAATAGATTCTCGCATCACTGACACGCAGATCCGGCAAGCGTCTGCTGAAAGTGAGTTTTTCATAGCCTCATTACGGTATGAGATTCTTTACCGTACTACTGAAAACGACGTCGAATAATAAGGAGACGCAAATGGCAATTCCAGATCGTTATCTACGGTTAAGAAGTTCTCAACCGTACATCACAACAGAATCAACAGCCGGGAGCTATGTCGCAGTTTCTGCTTCTGATGGATTTACAACTACTGAACCTTTGGCGCTATCGCAAAACTTCAACACTTCAGATATTAGCGAAGTCGGCACTCGCCTGCTTCAGAACAGAAGTTTCGTAAACTATGCCGAGCGAGCAACCTTTGACATTCCGTTTCTAGTGAAACCTTCTGGAACAGCCGGGACTGCACCAGCAGAAGATACTTTGCTGCAAAAGGTTTTTGGGACACTGACGACTTCTGCTGGAGTTTCAAATACCTACAGCTTCAGCCGAGTCAGCAACACCTTCCAAGTGTCGCAGTTGGTCGATACATATAAATTGTATGTGGCGAATGGAACCGTTGTCGAAGGCTTCAGCGTAGACATTACGAG